CCACCAGGTAATACAATAAGATCTAAAGTTTCATCAATTCGTTGTTCAACCGGATTAATAATAACTACTGAACCAAATTCTTCTATAAAATCATAGTATGAAGTAGTTATTCCTAAACTATTATCTCCTACTTTCCAAGCAGGAATTCCTATTCTAGGTATTTTAATCATCGTGAGTTACATTTATAGTCCATATTGATATTGAATTTCTACTACTTTTGCTTACTCTACTTCGATAAATAGCAGATTCTTCTTCTTCTGCAATTGCATCAAGATAACGAATGACCTTACTTTTAACAAAATCATAAAGTTCATCATTATCCGTATCATCCACATCTTCTGCTTCAAGACTATCTGTAAAAGAATTTGGTACAAATGTACTAGCTAATACAAAAGCTCCAGATATATTTTCTTTTAATATATAATGTAAATTTATAGCATTTAAATCGTCATCTATCAATCTATTTGTAAATTCAGTATTACTATTTTCAGTATCAAGATACTGGTATAATCTTGTATCAAGAAATTCTACTAGTGGTTCTATTCCAGACATATAAGTTATTCCACAACTTATTTCAGCATTATAAAAATTAAAATTAAAATTATTTTCTATAGAAGAACTAATTCTAATTCGAAAATCTCTTCTATCAAAATTTACTGTTACTGGGTTTTCTCGTCGCCAATTAAGATAATTACTTTCAGGATCATTAATTGGTTCAAACAAATGTGCTCGGTATCTTCTTTTAACTCCTATGTCATTTAATACTTCAATTAAATCTTTTTCAGTAAAGTTTGAAGAAATAGTATCTACTTCATATTCCTTTCCAACAGTTACATTCTTACTACTTTTTGGCATTTTAATACATTTGATTTTCATTTGTGTACTTTTTTAAAAATTTATAAATTAATTTACTTGCTACTTCTGCTCCATAATTTTTAACTAAATCACTAAAATCTTTAGTATTTACATAATCTTCTTTACTTATTATAATACCTTTTAAATCATATTCTTTATAATATTTTACACTTGCTTTAAACCCTTCTTCATCATTATCAAATAATGTAAAAATATTTACAAAACGGTTTTTATATTCTTTTAATACAACTTCTTTTAATGAAGTGGTTTCTGATTGAATTGCTATAGCTGGAATCTTCATAATTTCATCTAAAGCCATTACATCTTTTAGAGATTTAGTAATAATAAGATATTTTCCAGTTTTTGGTAATTGACTATATCCCTGATGAACATCAAAATGATGATTTGTTCTCCATTTTTTATCTTTATGTTGAAATGGTCTATATATTTTATATGTTAATTTATCATCTTTTTTTTCAATATATGCATAAGATAAATCATCAGTTCTTATTGGAATTCCATTAGAAAAATAATAAGATATTGGAACTACATAATACTTTTTTAAAGTAGAAAGAGATATACCAAAAGAATTCCAAAATCCTAAATCAAATTCTGTCCAATCTCGTATTTTTATCTGTAAATCATAAAAACCTAAATTTACTAAAACTTCATTTGAATATCTTGAAACATTATTTAATCTTTTTTTAACCTTAGAAGTAATGATGTATTTATCTTGTAAATTAAAATCTACTATTATTTGATCAACTGCATCTGTAAATGAAGGAAGTTTATATAAATTTTGTACAAAATCAATAAAATCTCCTATATCTCCAGTAGCAAAATCTTTATACATCATACAGTCATTTGCATCAGAATAAAATATATTAAAACTAGGATGTTTATCTACTCTTAATGGACTACACATTACTTGTCCTGGTTCAAATTCTCCTACATAATTTCTAAAATATTCATATTCACTATAATATTTTAACAGATCTTCTTTTCTAGCAAACTTTTTTTCAGTATATTTTTCATCATTTAAATCAATCATATTAAATAAATAAAGGGGAGCTGTTAAACTCCCCTTAGTTAAATTAAAAATTGAACTTATTATTATTTGAACTTACTACTCTTTAGGATTATCCCAAGGTAAATCATCATCATCATTTGCAGTACCAGTAGAAGTTGCAGTAGGCATTATTAAACTATTAACTTCTTCTTCTGTTGTAGGAGTTTCCTGTTTTCTTACAGTATTGTCCATAGCTTCTAGTTTAAGTTGAGTGTCTGCAAATGGAATATCCATACTTTCAATAAACCTTCCAAAGGATTTAAATCTTAAATATTTTTCAGGCCTTTTTGTAGTACCATAGCAAATTGCTACTCTAAATAGTTTTCCTCTACTACCTTTAGCAACCATAGCCATAATATGATCTAAAGCTTCTTTTGGTGTAGCAAAAGGTGGAAACTCTATATCGTCACCAAGTATTCCTTTAGCCAATCTAATCAGTCGCTGTGCCTGATATTTTTTAAAACCATCTTCTTCTAATGATTCATAGTAAAAGAATCCTTCGTTCAGTTCTCCATATTTATCTTTAGCAATGATCTTATATACAGGAAGTTTTTCAGCTTCATCTGGTCCTTTTTTATTAACCCTGATTTCTACATTTTCAACTATCCCCGCATTTCCCTCATTAAAAATACTCAATTCGCTTATAAATTGAGCCTCATCGTTGAAATTAATTGCTCCTGTGCTCATATATATTAGTTATTATAATTATTAATCATTTCATTTACATATCCTAAATCATTAGGAATCTTTATTTTATCAAACATACCAACTGGAGATTTAGCAGGATAATCGTTTGTTCGATTGGTTATAAAATAATAATAACCTTTTTCTTCCTTATCATCCCATTCACAGTGAGTATAGAGTAAAACCGTAAATAATCCTTCTAAAGTGATCTTATCATCTAATAATTTCCCAATAGTCTTCATTTTACGGACTGTTTCGAAATCCTTTTGAAGTTCTTCTGAATGTGTCAATACAAAAACTTTTAAATCTTCTCGTAAAGATCTTCCAGTATTTAGAATATCAAAAGCATTTTTTGCCATTATGGAAAATTTTTCAAATCCTTTTTCCATAGCCTTAGCCATAAATTCAAATGCTAATACATATTGAAAATCGTCTATAATAATATATTTTATATCTAAACGATTTGTGTTAATATATCGCAAAGCTTCTAAGATAGACTTTGTTTTATCGGATATTAATAAATTTCCCTTTCCTTCGCTAGTTAGTGGAGTAAACAGACGTTTCCACCCCCTAAAAGGTAATGGTTTGTTTGCTATATTTATAATAAAGGTTTCATTAGGATTTAAACCTACAATTTTTAAATCTTCATTATGAACTATAGCAGAACTTTTGCCAGTGCCAGTCGCCCCCACAATTCCAATCAATTCTGACATATTTATTTATTAATTTTATTCATTAGTATTTGTTCGTATTTGTTATAATCAAATTCATTAAGATCCTTTGGCAATTCTTCAAAATAAGAATTAGAACCTAAGAAAAATAATTGAATACTAGCATTAGAAATTCCATTTCTATTTAAATTAATAGTGAATTCTCTATGCTGTTCACCAATTCTAGTTAAATCTACATCTTCATAATTTTTTAAATGATATCTATATGGATAAAATAAACTGATCATCAGATCTACATCTCTTGCTGTATATTTATTATCAGCTAATCCTTCTTGATCCGGTTTAATCTTATCTAAAATGGCATCCCCCCGTAAAGTAAACTGTGCTTTCGATGAATCAGCAGTTTGCTGTTGTACTACTACTGGAGAATAACCCCATCTATCCCTCATTTCAAGACAATATTCACTACTAAACTTACTTATAGCTTGATGTAAAGTATCACCTTGAGTAGGCTGTAACAGTCCAATGTGATCTACAATTATTAAAACATATTCATTTGGCTTTACTGGTATATATTTATCTCTAACTCTTTTAGAAGTATAGGTACCGTCTGGATTTTGCCAAGATATGGTTTTATAAGTATAATATCCATTGTCTTTATGTTCCGCATAAGATTTTATAACATTAAATATTCCAAAAGGAGTTCTGAGTTCATCATGATATTCTACTATACTTTCAAAAGTAGAAAACCAATTTCTAAATTCTTCACTTTTAATTATTGATTGTACATTATCACCTAATATATATGAAGAAAATACAGAACTTAATTCTTGTGGACTTATAATAATATTATAATTCTTATATAATAAATAACACATAGCTGAAAGCATCTTTGATTTTACTGATACTTCCAGAGAAAAATAAAATATTTTTAAAGTAATATTACTATTTTTATTTGATATTAACCATTCAATTGGTTGATATACAAATAAAAAATCAGTTAATTGAGATTTACCAGCTTTTGGACTGGCTGAGATCAGATGATATCTAGATTGCTCAATTCCTGGCAATACTTTAGATAATCTAGGAAGACTCCAAGGAATAGCAATTACATCACCACGTAATCTGCGTTCCTTGTTAAATTCTATTTGTTTTAATGTACTACTATATTGCATATTTACCCCTCAAATCCACCACAAATATACACAAAATATGCTAACTTTCCAAACTTTTATTACATTATTTTATTACAATTTTCTTACATTATTTCTTAAATTAGCTGTTTCATCCGTATTCAAGCCTATCCACTTTTCCCATGAATTGTTTCTAAGCCAGGTATCTATATTAGGTAAATACATAAGTGATCCATTACTTTCTCTATATTTAAGTTCTTTATCTAAACAATCTAATATAACATTTTTCATATTAGGATTTAGTTTAAGACAAGAATCCCAAATCTTTTTAGTATTTTTTGCACTTAAATTATTTACACTAATTGTAGATACAGGTCTGTATCCACCTTGTCCATCTGGAACTTTATGTGGAAACTTTTCGTAGAATTCTATAAAAACTTTATCTTCATCTGGAAATAAAACTTTTGTTTTACCTACTATTTCATAACCAGAATTATTAAATAATACAGAAGTAATATAACCTTTATCTATTAAAGATTTATAATCTGTATCAGTTGGTGTAAACAGTTTATAAAATATAGCGTAATTTCTTTTTTGATTTATACTATCTATATAAAGTAAAGTTAAATATTCGCTAAAAGTTAATTTATAAGCTGTTAATTTTAATAAATCAATCACTATCTGAAATTGTTCCATAATATTGAATTTTGTTACTTTCTAATTCAAAATCTTCAATAACGGAACTATTTCTAACATAATTTAATTCTTCTTCGGATATGTATAGCTTAAATTCTTCCTCTAAATATCTAATAATATGTTTGTCAGATACTATTCCGTCCCCACTAAGCTGTCTATTGGCTAAATTTAAAGCCAATTCTATTATAAGTTTACGTGAATTATTCATAATCAAATTCTTTTTCTAATTTCATATTAATTAAAATTTCATCAATAGACATTTCAATTATTTGATTTAATATTTTTTTATCAAAAGATTCTCCATCAATAACAATTTCTTTATATTTTTTAGGAGAAGAAGAAACTTTATCTAAATTTTGTTCTAAATATCCTAAAAACTTTCTTATAGGAGTTTTTGCTATTAAACTAGAATTGGTTCTAATTTTATATATAGCAAATATATTATAATATGGCAAAAATACAGTAGCTATTTCAAGATATCTTTCATAAAAATCTCCTACAGAAAGTTTACTTATTCTATCTAATAAGGGATCTACTTGTATTTCTAATTTTTTCATATATGTACAAGTATACTGTAAAATA